CCAAATCAAATTTAACTACATTAAAAACAATCCATTCCAACGGTGTAGTTCCTACTATAGCTGGATTATCAGCATTACCAATTACCTGTACGAATTGATTCTTATCGTAATTATTACCGTACAATATTACTGTTGTAGCCGCAGTAACATTTGTACCTATGTTCATGTCACTATCTCTGTACCATGAATTATATTTTGGATTTGTTAAAGAATTGCCACTCAAATCAGCAATATAAATACCGTTTTCTATATTTGATGATGTATCTAACCCATTTGCTTGATTTTTCAATAAAATCCTTGAGGCTGATCCTGGTATAAGTTGGTAATCTAAATTAGCAGATGTATCTGTTACACTTTGTGTCAAATCAATATAACCGGTTGTTGTACAATAACATGGGCCAAAAGGTTTTAACCCAGAAGCTAAAGTATCTACATATGATTTTGGTACAACGCCATCTGGATTTGATGTTATATAAGGAGACGTTAAATTAGCGGCATAAACAGTCAAATTACCAACAACGGTTTCATTACCATTCACGATCATGTTACCAGCAACAGTTTCATTACCATTCACGATCATGTTACCAGTGACGGTTTCACCTGATACAGTCAAACTACCAGCGACGGTTTCACCTGATACAGTCAAACTACCAGCGACGGTCTCATTACCATTCACGATCATGTTTCTAACGACGGTTTCACCTGAAACAGTCAAACTACCAACGACAGATCCGTTTCCCTCCACAATTAAACTACCAACGATAATTTCATTTTCATCTACAATTAAACTACCAGCTATTATTTCATTTCCTTCAACTATCAACATACCCTTAATCATTCCATTTCCTTCTACATCAATATTGCCACCAACTATTTCATTCCCGGTTATTTTAACATTATTATTCACAACCAATTCACTATCAACATTAATTAATGAATCAGGTTCCCCTATTTGGGTTGTAACCAACAATGTACCACTCGTAGATACATTATTTCTTATTATATTATTTTTGGCCGCTCGATTTATACCACCAAATTTTCTGAATGACATTTTTATATATATCAAAATTTTATAAAATAAATAATTTATTTTATAAAACGTTTCATGCTAAATTTTATGAAATGAAAATCCATGAAATGTATAGTTTATCCAAATGATTTCTTGTTTTTATCATATCCCCATTGTATGCTTTATAAACATCTTTAACGTGAATAAATCTTGCTATGAATCCGAAAATCATAATTGAAATTAAACAAATGGCTAGTCTTTTATTTATCTGATTTGAGAGAATCTTATTGTAAAAAATGTAGCTTACCATATTACAAAATAATATATAAACAATTGTATGAAATACAATTGAAATTATCATTGGAAATAAAATACTTGGTTGAAATAATTGAGTGACTTTCAAATTTGGATTTGTTGTGTCTAAATATAATTTTGTAAACATACTATATAATGATTTTAGATAATTATTTGAGTTATAATAATAAAGTAATAATTGCTGTCATTTGTAGTGGATTCTGGATTTATTTTAGAACATCCGATTGTTATAAACTTATACCTAGAAATCACTTATTTCCAATTGTGTTTGTAATGACGTGGTCCTATCTAAATTATTACGAACCATTGTTTTTGCCGATTGGATTGATTATTCTCATACTATATTCTTATTCTAAAAGGTTCGGCGTTTTCTCGATTTTTCATGGTGTTTAATGTAAGGCGAACTATGCGATTTTTTTGATAACGTTTTATTTTTTCTTTCTACTTTATGGGTTATATGTGTTCTTGGTGTTCTTAGTGTTCTTAGTGTTCTTGGTGTTCTTAGTGTTCTTAGTGTTTTTGGTGTTCTTGGGATTCTTGGCGATATTGTCTTTAACTCAAGTGGAAAAATAAAATCTTCTTCTGGTAGTGGACTTGAAATATGTGTATATTTTGGTTCCATTTTTGCTTCATAAAAATGTACGTTTTTATGTTTATGTTTATGTTTTGGCTCTCTATGTAGCGCAATAATATTATCATTAAATGGTTGTTTAGGTCTAGGTCTATATGAAAACGGTTTTAAAAAATCATTATAAAGCCGTTTATCGAGACTTGTTTTCACACTCGGAATATTTAATAATTCGGAAACCTCAAAATGTGATTTTTTGCTATTTTCATCAATATTTAACGAAATATTTGCTATTTCACCGTCATAATTAGCATCCCATTGAATATTTTTGTACCCGTGAAGATTTAGAATGGGACGTTGATCCGTTTTAAAAGTATTTAACATAAAATCTATATAGAAAATACAGATTATTTTTTTATAAATAATATAAATAATAATTATAATATGAATATTACATTCGCTGAATTAGATCATGCTAATAACGAAGAAAATTCAAACCAAAACCAAAACCAAAACCAAAACCAAAACCCGTACTTTAATGAAAAAACAGTGTTAGAAAAAAAATCAATCAACAACAAAAAACAAAGAAAAGGAATTTCTTACGATGATATTTTATCTTCCATGAACACGGTTGTAATAGATGGTAAATTAGAATTTATTAGAAACGATTCCCAAGTGAATCAATCAATGATAGAAAATAGTGAAGAGCAACAAAATTTTATTTCACCTCAACATCATCGTGTAAAAAAAGTACAATTTAGCAATCCTCCAACAAATACGGTAAGACAACAACCTCAAACACAACAACAACAGCAACCACGCTCACAACCTCCAATGGATCCTTCTCTCAAAAGTAGTTATATATTTAATAAATATTTCAAGGATTACAAAGATCCAACCATTGTTGAACAACCTAAACCTCAATTAACACGGGAAGAATTAAAAAAACAAGTGTTGATTGACTATATCAATAGATATAACGAGAGAAATAGAATAAATCAAATAAAATCTACTAAATTACAATTTGACAACAATGGAAATAATGTAATTAGATCGCGACGACCAATTTCAAGTTTAACTGGATCGAATCATTTATTTAACTTCAAACATACTAAAATATAAAACACATGTAAAACAATATAAAGAGTATTCTAATGTAATGAATAACAATAAGAGGAAATAAATTTATACACTCTTATTGTTCAAATTGTTCGTTTGTTATGCCCGGCTTTAGCTCAGTTGGCAGAGCGGTTGACTGTAGTTGTTTTACATCACTTTCGTGATCAATAGGTCACTGGTTCAAATCCAGTAAGCCGGATTTTTATGCTTTTATATTATACCTTTGTCTCTACATTTGCGTCCATATCAGAATAATCTGATTCAGACGTTTTTCTATTATAAACAGTCATATTATCAAAATCCATATTGATATTATTCTTTTCAACATCAAATAAAGTTACAATATTGTTATTTGAATTGTTATTTGAATTACCGAATGACATAAAATTTAAATCAAAAAATTGCGATGATTCTTTCGGTTTATCACCGCAATTTTTGTACCCTCCATTCTCTAATTTTTCATAAATATTTTGACTCATATTCAAATTTTTCGCTAATAAATTATTAGTAAGTTTGAAATTTTGTTTGTTGTATTTATCCATATTTTTTTTCATCAATTTAAGTTCTTTTGTTTTTTCTGTTGTTTCTTTGTCTTTCAAATTGATCTCGTCCATTCTTTTCTTCAATTTCTTTTCCACTTCATCTTCTTTATAAGGTTTCATGATATCTTTCACAAAATCATTCAACTCTTTTGGATCTCGTGTATCTAATAAAAATGCGCTGCTAAAAAAGTCGATGAAAAAATATCGCACCCAATATTTTTTTTTAATCTCAGCATTTTCCATTTCTTTTATAAACATATCATCAATAATAGAAAACGCGGATTTTAAAACCAATATTTCTTTAACATGTTCATTCTTTTTTTCATATAATTTTTTTATTTTCGTTTGTAGACTTTTGATTTTTGTTTTCAAGATTTCATTGTCGTGTTTATTCGCCTCATTGTTGCTAGAATCAATTCCTGGCTCTTTCATTTGTTTCGCGGATAATACGGTTTTCAAATAAATCAACTGATTTTTGATTTCCTTCAAATTATTTATTTTACGTTTTTTCAGATCCTCTATTTTTTTAATTATTAGAAAAACATTGGTGTTATAAATAACTGGGTACATGGTACGAATTATTTTAGGTATTATAAATTGATTCGTTTCTTTTATTTCACCTATTTTCTTCTCTACATCTGAAATTTTATCACTAATAACTTGTTCTATTGTCATATTTTTTTTAGCAACCGTACCAGGAAACAAAAGTGTCGTTCCTGATAAAAATTCTACAGATGTTTGTAGTTTATCATATTGATGGGCGGCTATTTTATGGGCCTCAGACGCCGCGTCCAATTTGAAATAATTTACCAAAGCCAGCAAAAAAGCGATAATACCGTTTACTGATGCTATCACATATGGACCCCAATCATAATCTTTGAAAACACCTGATAATACCGTGGCTGATGTGGAGAGCGCAATGGAAGGCATCATTAATTTATTCAACTCACTTTCACAATATGTTTTGGATTCCATATAAATGAGTTTTTGACCTTTCAAATAGCTCGCTAAAATATCAAGGGAGCTCGAATATTTGTGATTTTCTTCAAAATAATTATTTTTGATGTCTTTTTCAACTTCTTGAAATGAATATTTTGCTGCTACAAATTTGTGTGGTTTTTGTGGATTTTGTGGATTTTCTGGATTTTGTGGATTTTGTGGATTTTGTGGATTTTCTGGATTTTGTGTTGATGTTGTATTTCCAGAAGAATCAACAACTTGGTTGTCTGGTTCCGATAATTCTTCCCATTCCATGTTGGATATTTCGTCGGCATTGTCATTGTCATTGTTATTGTTGGTATTATTTGTGATTTCTTGATTTTCTGCGTTGTTATTTTCATTTAATGAATCGTTGCTTAATTCGTCGTCATCACCATCTAAATCTAAATTGAAATCCATTATTGTATAATATATAGTAATATTTGAAAAAATATATTTTCTACGTCTATAACATAATATGAGTTATACACGTAAAAATACGGGTCGCGGCGTTGCTACACGAGGATGGAAAAATGAAAAACCAGGGTTTCATCAAAAAACAGTCATGTTGAAGAAGTGTGGTAAAAAATGTTTTTTAGGACCCCATAAATCATTTCCTATTTGTAAGAAAAATACTTGTAAAGTGAGTTCAAAGGGCGTTTATGCTGCTTATATCAGAGCAAGACAATATAGACATTCGGGTAAGAAATATATGAATATTTCTAAAAAAGCAAATAAGATGCTTGTTCGCATGGGCGCTAAACGTTGAGGTTGATTTATAATATTTATTAAGGATGTTAAATATTATAAAATTATGCAATAACTAATCAAGGTATATCAGTTTTATAGCATAGCACCAGGTGTATAAGTGTTTGGGTTGGATCCAGGCATAGAACAGGCAGCAGGGCCAGCTAGAATACTAGCAGCACCAGATGGTGTAAAAATGCTAGAAATAAATGCTCCTGAAAGATATTTCTGTACATTTTGAGTTGATTGAGTTGGAAAAGGACTTGTAGCATAATCAATAACAGTACCTATGGTTTTGCCATTGTTTATTTGATATCTTGGAGTATCAGTCTGACTTCCAATATTTTGAATTACTGCGTTAGATGCTTGAGCTGTATTATAATTAATTTCTTGTGAAACATATCTATTTATAGTTGGCACATATCTCTGAGTTGTATTTATGTTATTAGTACCATTAGCACTAACATTGGTTTGAATATCACTAATAACAGTAGTTATAAATGACCCTCCTGAATAAGCATTTGGATCTAATTGAAGAGCAAAAATAGAATTCAAAATTGTTTCAGAAACGCCGTGAAAAGTCACTGTATTGTTTCCTTTTATTTGGTAAGAAGATGGATTAGTAGTACTTAATTGAGCTATTATCTTTGTCAAATTGTTGTTGAAAGAAACGGGATTAGCAGAAGCACCTGACATATTTATACATAATACAAATATTTTTTTTTGGGTGAATTAATAATTACGCGAATTTTATTTGTCCTAAATAAAAAAAAACATGTAAAGTTTTTTTGTTTTTTTTGTTTTTTTTGTTTTTTTTGTTTTTTTTGTTTTTTTTGTTTTTAACAACACATTTCATTATTTACAGAATAGTGACATTGCCATTGCCATTGCCATTCCATCCCATCTAAAAACGCAACATTTGTATTTGTATTTTGTTTGCATTTGTCTATAAAATCTTTTTGTAAGAAGTAAAAGTCGAGTTTTTCACCTAAAGGTTCTGGTTCTTCTAAATCTATGTGATTTTCAGGTTGATTTACGACAACTTCATTCTCTTGTTCTAGACTAAAATTATTGATAATATCCCTTAATTTATCATATAAATTTTGATATACTTCATGAAGTTCTAAATGTTCTTCATTTGAACCATTATATTCAGGGTGGTCTGCAAATAATAATGCTCTTACAAATGTTTCATTTGTTATACCTTGATCAAGTAGTTTTTTTGCGATCAAAACAACAGATGGTTTTGGTTTTAGATTGTTCGTTAGTTCGTCTTGGTATTCATTTTCTTCTAAAATATCATCTTCATCAGTTAATGACTCACCTGTAATGCGTTCTAACATAAAACGAAAACCTCGTAAAACATCGTTTTCCTCTTGTTGGTTTTGTGACTGATTTTCATCATCATCGTCATCATCATCGTCATCATCATCGTCTTCTTCCTCACCGTCATCATCGCTGTCATCATTATTATGAAGATGATTTGCGACATGTTCTTCCACCATTTCACCTCTACAATAAGGACAACCGAACCCATTAAAAGCCACATTGGATAATAGACATTTTGTATGAAACTCATGACCACATTCTGTCATTGTACGATTGACTACACCAGTAATCTCTAACATACAGATAGGACATTCAGTGTTTTCACTTTCACACAAAATAAAATTAGTTGTTGTCATTGTTGATCGATTGAATAACGTTAGTTTGTTAAATTATATATACTTAATTTATTTAGTCTAGTCATTTCAATTTTTTTTATTTTATATGGAAAAATTGAATTACTTATTTTGTTATTTTTCAAAAGTTTACGTGGTTTTCACCATGTTAGAAATCAAATTGAAGTATTGGAAAATCGATTTAAACCCTTGAAGATTTAAAATGGGACAAATATCATAGATATATCAAGATTAAATCAGCGTATACAAGAAGGATATTTTTAGATATGAACGGGTCAAATGTTAGGTTATTGAATATTTACATTGTAAAATAAAAAAATTGAAATGCTTTTTATTTTACAATTATAAAAATATTAATTTAAGAAAAGCAATCATCTAAATCGAAAAATGACACAGCCTATGAGTATTTACATTCCACATGTTTTTACTAATATCACTAAAGAATTCATCATGAAGACATTTGAAAATTGGCAAATTGGAAAAGTACACCATGTTGATTTTACGGATAAAATAGATAAAAAAGGTAAAATCTATTATTCTGCGTATGTTCATTTTGATTCATGGTTTGATAATATTGTTTCTCAAAATTTTCAAGATCGTGTAAAAAATCCAGAAAAAGAAGCAAAACTTGTTTACAGTGATCCTTGGTTTTGGGTATGTTTAGAAAATACTAGTAGTCATATTGTTAAAAAAGTAAATGGATCAGGAGGGGAGCGTAAAATTAAAATTAATTTGGATGATTTATTTGCGTGTGCGATTGCTTCTAGTAATATAAAAAAAAATACTATTGAGAATGATGAGAATAATAATGAAATTGTCATTTATAATGAACGTAAGGTAGATATGAATTATGTTAGACATTTAGAAATTATGAATTATAAACTGATGTATGATTTGCGTAATATACAAGGCGATTTTATTATGGTTTGAATCCACTTTTCCCAAAAGTGGATAAGGTGGAGAATGTATTGAATATACGTATGTGAAATAGTATTTTATTGTAAAATGTAATTTAACAAAAGTTTTTTTATTGAAAATATTAAACCCATATAATATAAGAAAAATATGAAATTAACTAGATCCAAATCTACCTTTGAGAAAGGTAGAGCCAAAACCACTTTTAAAAAAAGTGGAGCAAAAGCCACTTTAAAAAAAAGAACGAAAAGAACCAAAACCTTAAAATTTAAAAAAAAAGGTGGTTTTGCTCCACTTTTCTCAAAAGTGGATAATAATAAAATTGAATACTTTTTTCCTAGTTTTACAAAGACAAAACGTAATAAAGGTAAATTGTATAATACTAATAATCAAGCCAAGAATAAAATGATTGCTGGAGGAATGCGTTATAACGAACAATTCATTGATCTAATGGAAAAATTAGCATCTATCATGTTGAAAAAAGGCGAACCTTTTAGAGCACGAGCATACCAAAAAGCTCAAGAAACTCTAATGGCATATCCACAGGATATTTTGTCTGTTGATCAATTAAAAGGGGCTCCTGGGATTGGGTCAACCATTTTAGAAAAATTAAATGAATTTGTAACTACAGGTACATTAAAAATATTAGAAAGAGAAAAAAACAATCCAGTCAATCTATTGGGAGAAATATATGGAGTTGGTCCAAAAAAAGCAAAGGAGCTTGTAGAAAAAGGAATCACTACAATTCAGCAATTACGTACGCAACAAGACCAAGTTTTAAATGATGTACAAAAGGTTGGATTAAAATATTACGAAGATATTTTGAAGCGTATTCCAAGATCTGAAATACAAGAATACGAAGCAATATTTATTTCGGATTTTCAAAAGATTGCTAGTTCTGATCCATCATCACGAATGGAAATTGTAGGTAGTTATCGTCGTGGAGCCGAAAGTTCAGGTGATATTGATGTAATTATTACTTCTAGTTCGCATTCTGTCTTTGTAAAATTTATTGACGAATTAATAAAAGAAAAAATCATATTGGAAGTTTTATCAAGAGGGTCTTCAAAGTGTTTGGTTATCGCCAAAATCCCATCTTCGCCTACATCTAGACGCATTGATTTCCTATATGCGACACCAGAAGAATATCCATTCTCTATTTTGTATTTTACTGGTTCAAAAATATTCAATACAGTTATGCGTCACGAAGCCCTTAAATTAGGTCTCTCTATGAATGAGCATGGTTTGTACAAAATGGAAGGAAAGAAAAAGGGAGGAAGGGTCGAAGCAATTTTTAAAGATGAAAAGGATATATTTGATTATTTGAATTTGGAGTATAAGTCCCCTGTTGAACGGATTGATGGACGAGCTGTTGTTCTACGTGGGGTTGGTAACGTGGGTGCTGCTGACGTGGCTGCTGCTGCTGCTGCTGCGGCGGAACCTTCTACTATTGTTGGTCCATCTAAAGTAGCAAAGGTGACAAAGGTATCAAAAACAAAAACGATTAAAAAGAAACTCGTTGTTAGTGTAGAAGTTTCACCTCAACCTGGTAGCACAGAAAATGAAATAATAGATTTAATCATGTCATTCAAGAATAATGGCATAACAGTTTTGAATAATTTATCCGAGAAAACCTTGGCGGATATGGTTTCCATAGCAAATGAAAAATATAGAAATAAAAATCCGATTATTAGTGATAGCCAGTTTGATATTTTAGAAGATTTTATTAGAGAAAAATTTCCAGATAATAAAGTGATTAAACAAATTGGCGCGCCTATTCCAAGTAGTAAAAATAAGGCCATATTACCTTATGAAATGTGGTCTATGGATAAAATAAAGCCTGATACAAAAGCTTTGGTATCATGGAAGAATAAATTTGGCGGTCCCTATGTTATTTCTTGTAAATTAGATGGCGTCAGTGGATTATATACAACCGAGGGGTCAAATGGCCCAAAACTATATACACGCGGTGACGGGAAAATAGGACAAGATGTTAGTCATTTTATTCCATATTTACGTCTTCCTGGAAGCGCATCTGGTGTTGTAATTAGAGGCGAGTTTGTTATTTCAAAAACGGTTTTCAATGATAAATACAAAAAAGATTTTGCGAACCCCCGGAATTTGGTTTCAGGAATCGTCAATCAAAAAACAGTAGATATTGAAAAAATAAAAGATGTTCATTTTGTTGCTTATGAAGTTATTGTTCCTACTATGAAACCATCTGAACAATTTGATTTTTTGAAAACATTAGATATTGACATTGTTTTGAATGAAAATGTTGAAAGCGGTGATTTGACAAATGAATTATTGTCAGAAAAATTGATCGAATGGCGTAAAAATTATCTTTATGAAATCGACGGCGTCATTGTTATCGATGATAAAATTTATCCAAGAAAAAGCGGTAACCCTGACCACGCGTTTGCTTTTAAAATGGTATTATCGGATCAAGTAGCTGAATCTCCTGTGGTTGATGTAATATGGACACCAAGCAAAGATGGTTATTTGAAACCGAGAGTTCAAATCAATCCTATTAATTTGGGTGGAGTGAAAATTGAATATGCTACCGGTTTCAATGGCGCATTTATAAAAGATAATAATATTGGTATCGGTGCTATTGTAGAAATTATACGAAGCGGTGATGTAATTCCTTATATTAGAAAAGTTGTCTTAGGCGCCGACGAGGCCAAAATGCCGTCTGTTCCATATAAATGGAATGACACTCATATTGACGTTTTGTTGGAAGATAAAATGTCCGATGAAACTGTAAAAGAGAAGAATATCACAGGATTTTTCCGAGGAATTGAAGTTGAAGGTCTAAGTAGTGGTAACGTTTCCAGAATAATAAAAGCAGGTTATGATTCTGTAGCAAAAATAATAAATATGAGTATCGATGATCTAAAAGGCGTCGAAGGTTTTCAATTGAAAACAGCGACGAAAATTCACGATGGAATTCAAGAACGCTTAAAAAACGTTTCTTTTGTCGGTTTAATGGCATCGACCAATATATTTGGTAGGGGTTTTAATGAGAAAAAAATAGAATTGATTATGGATGCTTATCATGATGTCTTCGCTTCGAATGTAAGCGACGCTGAAAAAATAAAAAAAATTTCGGAAATCAAAGGTATGGCTGTAAAAACCGCTCAAGCGTTTGTAGCAAGAATTGATGATTTTGAAGATTTCTTGATGGAAACCGATTTATATTATAAATTATTTCAATATCAAAAACAAGTGAAACACGGTGTGGGAAAAGAAGAAGAGAAACATCCTTTATACGGTGATACTATTGTAATGACTGGGTTTAGAAATAAAGATTTGGAAGAAAAAATAAAGAGCATCGGAGCAAAGATTGGTTCCAGCGTAAGTAAGAATACGTTTTTGGTCATCGCAAAAGATAAAGATGATGAAACCGGTAAAGTATTAGAAGCAAAAAATTTGAATATTCCGATTTTGTCATTAGATGAATTCTTAACAGGTTATAACTTAGTATTATAATTCATACTCTATGAAATTTACATTCATGTCTTTTTTAATATTATGATAAATATTGCTATAATATTTATTATATGTTGCGTCGGTTTTAAATTCAGGTGCCATCAATTTTGAAAATGTTTTGTCGTAAAGTATACACTGCTTATCGTCTTCGTTTAAACTTTGTAAATTATTCTTTCGCCATTCACTGAAAGCTTTTGATATTTTGAATTGTATAATGTTCAAAAACCGAATGAATTTATCTTTTGGTACTAAAATCCAACTATTATGTTGGTCATTTATTTTTGTGTAAATATATATTGTATTTGGTTTTTGTCTAAAAGCAGCAATCGGTAAATGTAAATCTTCATCAGCGACAGCGTCAGTGCTAATGCTTTTGGAAAGTATACGATTCAGTGTTTCCATATAACTATTATTGAATAAATATTCGATATCGCTTTGTTCGATAGTTATTATTTCTGTTATGTGGTCAAATAAAAGATTGGGTTTAATTTGATTATTATCATTTAAATATTGAAATATATCGATCTTTTTTATTTTTTTAGATAAATAATTTCTCATTTCATTTAATTTGGTTTCTAAATTATTGTATTTTAAACTGAGTTCCGCTACAATTTGATACATTATTTTTGGCGATGGTATAGCCGTCATTACTTCATATTCATCATCTTTTTGAAGGGAATGACTAGAAGTTGATCTGTTTTTTGATTTGTAATAAATCTCGCATAATATTAAATGTTTATCTAAATTTTGTTTTGTTTTATACGCTTTACCGCAATAAACGCAACATAAAGCGGAGTGCTTAATCTTGTTTTTTTCATTTATTTCATTTATTGTATTATTTTTCATTTGCTAGTATTTTGTTGTTTTAGTTTTGATTTAATTTCAATCAATTTTATTAAGAAAATTATTTAATAATTTCATAATATATAGATATTAATAAATGTTATTAGGTAGAACTGGAATTATATTAAATGGAAAATCAGGTGGTTTGTGTGTAGCAGAACCAGTCGGTTATAGATGTAGGGGTTGTAATATTGGATTAAATGGCAATACACCTGCTGACCAGTATCAAAAACAAAAACTAATTCAAAATACTGTGCGGGTTCAATCATCATTGTATACAATGAATTTAGGGTCGTTGAGTTCTTATGCGAGACCTTCACTAGCTACGTATAACGTAGGATGGAATCAACAAAGTGATCGACCTGAGCCTAGTGTTCAGAGAGCAAGCATCAAAACAGGGTTCAATAATTCATTAAATGGAAGACATCACTCTTATACTTCGAGCCGCCCTGGTACACAAACACCCGGAGGGGTCGGTTGTGACATTAAACATAATTCTTATGACCGATTTTTGAATAAATTAAAAGGGAGAAGTGTATTGCGACGTGGTGTTATACCACCTACATTTGGCACTCCTTATATTCCATTTAATCGTGCTTTTCCTGTTTATGGTGGCAAACAATTCAAAACAGCAATTGTTGCTGATTGTAATTGTCCTTTAGAACAAAATAGTAAAGTTACCGATGTAGTTATTTATGGAAATCAATATTTTCAAGATATAAATGAAGTTGTTTTTAAATATGAGGTTGGTATGTTTGTCTACGCATATCACGATAATATGAAGAATGTAAAATCAAAAGCACAAATTATTGAGTATTTAGGAAATGACCATTTCGTAGTGCGGTTTGACGATGATGGAACGATTAAAAATGTCACTTCTTGTGAAATTATACAATATTTTCCATGTGATTGTTATACAAAGTATGAGGTTGGTACACTTGTATACGCTTACAAAGACGATACATTGAAAAATGTGAAATATAAGGCGCAAATCATTGCGGTTTTAGGAAATGACGAATTTGTAGTGCGATTCGAGGATGACGGGACGGTTCAAACGGCGACTTCTTATGAAATTATAAAAGAAAATTAGACGACGATAAATTGTTACTTGAAAAATACTAAGATTATAATAATTAAAATATTTGTAATATATATTAAATGTACCGCTCATCAACGTCCATTCCAATGAATTTACAAGGTCCATCATCAATGAATAGTTCAATTTTATATAATCTACAACAACAACAACAACAAGCCAATTTGAATAATTTAGCAAAACCTGCTAGAAAAGCACCAAGTGCTTTAAATGCTGGCATGATTGATCGCGTATTCAACGTGCGTCCTGGCTGTGGTTCATGTGGTAAATAAAAGATCTTTGGATGGAAAGAATAGATATTTATTATAATATGTGGAATATATATTATAATATGGCGAATCGTTTGTATATTGGTATTGGTAACAACAACAACGCTTATTTTAGTAACGTAAAGTGTTATCCTTCTAATCAGTTACATAAAAGTACTAATTTTAAAACGCTGGGAGATACAACGGAACTACCTTATAATGCGCAATATAACAATTGTAATAATACATTGTGTTATACTCATAGTAAAGGTACGTTTATTTACAAACCACACAGTGACTATGGAATGGTGGGGCGATCTTCTGCTGGTTATTTAGCTCAAAGAAGACGGCTTTGAGGTTTGATGTTTTTGCGTTTATTCATTCATTCGCAATAAAATTTGACCAATCCATTGTGAATAATGTTACAAAACCAAAAATGAATAAAAGCATTTTCATGTTAGAATCGATTACAAAATGTTTGTTCATTGGATTGAATAAAATAATCATCAAAATAGACATCAAAAATGTATAAGATAATTCTAATTGATTTTTTATATTTGTGTTGATAGCTAGATTTTTTTTATAAACTGGATTATTGGGGTCTTGTTTATTTTTTAACTTGTAATAATAACAAATCATTATGAATAAAAGAAATATGAGTTTTACTAAAATAATGAGTGAAGCATAAACATAAAGATAAAAATTATTATTCATTTATACATTTACGTTATATTTTTTTTATATTTCATATTATCATGAGTTACAAATAATATAAAATATTCTTTATAACTATTATCATGAGTTACAAATAATATAAAATATTCTTTATAACTATTATCATGAGTTACAAATAATATAAAATATTCTTTATAACTATTATCATGAGTTCTTCTAATAATTTTACTCAAAAATTGAATGAAACTCCAATAAATACAGCGTACGATTTTCAAACATGTGATAATGTCAATGAAAATTTTATCCAAAAGATTAAAGAGTTGAAATTCTCAGTGACTTGTATTTTTTGTTCTTGTCAAGATACGACGGCATTAGTAAATGACGGTTCTTTCAGAAATTGTAAAAAATGTAAAAAGAATTTTAGATCTTCCATTTATTATAGGTAGATGCTTATTGTGAGAAAAAATTCTATTTAAAAAATAGCTTATAATGCGATAAAAAATAAAGACAGACCAAATTATTTATCAAGAAGCAAGAATTTAACAGGTAGTTTAGACGAACTATCAAAACCAAAATTTACACGCTCTGTGAAGGGCAAACCTTATTGATTTTTTTGGCATTAAGCGTGCCATTTTAAATCTTCAAGGGTGTAAAGAAATTAGAACACATATATATTTACTTTATCTTTGGTTATTTTTGTCTTCCCTTAGTTTTTTTATAATTTACAGTATTACTATCAATGTTCAAGATCTTCAAAACGATAATCATGCACAAATCGCAATTTGGGTTTTAAGTCTTGTTAGTGTTTGCGTTTCAATTGGTTGTTTATGTTATTTTCTATATATTGGTAATGGTTTATACGTTTCTGAATTAGTGGAAAATCTGGAACAAGATCATGGTGATTTATCATCTTTTAGGATAGCTGAAAATGGATCATTTGTAAGGGATGATGTTTCTAATTTTTTAAACAGTCATTTTATTATTTAATTTATTTTAGTTGAGTATTGTATAAACATGAAAAGTATAGGACATATAAATTTAATGTATTTATTAATTAATATATTCAGTGTTATTGTGGGACTAATTGGATTAGTTATGTATTGTATATTAGGATATTTTGGAAAAGGAGGTTCTGCGTCTTGGTTGGGTTATAACGAAAATGACACCGGACTAGGACCGATAAGTAGGAAAATACTTACATTTTCAGATAATTTTTCGAATATAAAAAATATTTTATTGAGCTTGCTTATTCTTACAATTACTGTTTTTTTATTATTATCAAGCATTAATATAATTAAAGATTATGAGAGTGTATCAAATAAATTGTATTGGATGATCGGTGCATTTTGTCTTATTGCTATATTATCAATGTTTTTTTTATTCTTTTCAAAAGAGAATCGCGGTCTAAGAATTAAAAAAGCATTTGGTTCTACTTACATTTGTTTATTTTTCTCATCAATCAGTTTTTTCATAGTTTATAGTATTTACATCAATCTTAAAAATCTTCTAAACGATAAACCTGAACAAATCGCAATTTTGGTTTTAAGTCTTGTTAGTGTTTGCGTTTCATTAATTGGGCTTATTATAATGTTAACGAAATCAAATGAAGGTGTAAAATTTAGGGAACGTAAAAAAAGCGATGGAGAAATGTCAAATGTCATATTTCGAATATCAGAATCATCAAATCGATCATCAGGTTTTTTATACCAATAATAACCATTAGATGACTAAACAATCGTCTACATAATGTATGGGGTCCGATTCCAAATATTCACTGGTATAAAAACAATAAAAATAAAAAACATAAAAAATTACTTAAAAAATAAATATTATAATTCAATTAGGTAAATACTTCTTTATTGCGAGTGTTTATCTATCACAGTGCTTTGTTAGCTCAGTAGGTAGAGCGTGAGGCTGTTAACCTCAAGGTCATAGGTTCGATCCCTATATAAAGCGTTTTCTTTTTATATTTTTATAATACTATTTTAGATTCAAAATAGTATTACTCATTTATCTTTGAAATTTTTGAATACATTCCCAGATCTTGGCTGATTCATCAATTGTAAATGCTCCTCTCTTGTGTGCTGTATTTAAAAATCCGACCATTAAATTCAAAGCGACATTTTCATTTGTTACTGGGACATCGATTAATCTTATTTCTTTTTTTTCAGTTGGTTCTTCTTGTTGTTGTGTGGTTGGTTGTGGTTGGGCTTGTTGTGGTTCTGGTTGTGCGGTTGTTTCTGGTTCAACCTTTTCACTGGTAATTAATTCAATATTGTTCGCAGTAACAGGTGCGCTTTCTGCGGTATTTTTGACTGCTTTTGTTGTTCTACTCTTGGTAGATTTTGTGGCTTTTGTCGTTTTGGTTGTAGTTTCCATTATTCTTATAACTAATCATAATATATTTTATTTAATTGATTTTACGACAATTTAATTTATTTTTATTTTTATTCTAAATAAAAATGAAATACAAATTATGTGTTTATTTTTCGTAAAAAAATATACTAAAGCATTGCTAATACAATGAGTGAAATGACTGAAATGACTGAAATGAATGAAATGACTGAAATGACTGAAATGACTGAAATGAATGAAATGACTGAAATGACTGAAATGACTGAAATTATTAATAAGAGTGAATCTAAAATTATGTTTGACAATCAATTTGTTTCTGAAGATGATATTTTTATGATTTTAGATGGAGACAATATAAAAAAAAATGTACATTTCTCTAAATGGAAATTTGGTGTTATGAAATTAAAAATAAATAGTATTGAAAATAGTAACTTTGAGAATAAACAAAAAAATAAGCGACATTATCATTATGTTTTTACAGTAGATTGTTCAGGTTCTATGAGTGATAGGTGTAATGATAATCGAACGAAAATGGACCACATTATTCACACATTGATTAATATGATTGTATATTTTGCGGAGAATATTCATTTAAATGTATCCATCACTGTATTTGCTTTTGATGATATATTATATCAAATTGTTGAAAATATTGTAGTTAATAAAGAAAACCTAGAAGAACTAATAGAAAAAGTAAAACAAATACGACCTAAAGGTTTGACTAACATTGAAAAAGCACTTGTTAATGCTAAAGAATATATATTGAAATATTGCCATGATCATGTTGTTGACGCAGGTAATAGTACTTATGAGAGCGCGACCAGAGAAAAAATCATTGTTACGCATATTTTTATGACAGATGGTGACGCTAACATTGGAAATAATGTACCCGATGAACTGAAAAAAATAATTGATATTGGACATGTTGACGACGTTAGTATATCGAATGTTTTCATTGGTTTTGGTGTTGATCATAATGCGTATTTATTAAAATGCTTAAGCTCAGAAAACAACAATGCTTATTATTTTGTAGATGCTCTAGAAAAAGCGGGATTAGTATATGGAGAAATTTTACATTCTGTTATATTTAAAGTATTAGAAAATGCCACTATTTCGGTTAATAATGGTTACATTTATGATTGGAAAAAAAATATGTGGGATACTAAAATAACAATTGGTGATTTAGTTGGTGATACAAATAAATTATTTCACGTTTTATCTGATAATCCAGCTGATTTTACTTGCTTAATTCAAAGTAATTATTGTGGTTCGGGTGATTATTTTGAATTTACAATTCAAAGTAATCTAGGTCTGGAAGGATCAGAAGGATCAGTCAGTTTTGAAGATCTTACCAAATACAAATACAGGCAAAAAACACAAGAATTATTATTTGAAGTAAATGAATATAATTTCAGTAGGTTCAATAAAAATACAAATAATAATGCGTTTAATTTTACCAGAGGTTTTAAAATGGACATGTCAATAGAAGTCAAAGATGAAACTAAAGAAATACAACAAAACCTAAAGGTAAAAATGAAAACGTTATTGGATGAAATGAAAAATTATATAAAAACAATTGGAGACATTGGAGACATTGGAGACATTGGAGACATTGGAGACATTGGAGACATTGGAGACATTCGAGACATTGGAGACATTCGAGACACAAGCGAAGACATTAAATTTATGAAGCTTTTATGTGACGATATTTATATATGTTTACAGACATTTAATACGAATTACGGTGCTATGTTTTCATGTTCTCGTCAAACATCGCAAGGCGCACAAAGATGTTATAGTGCTACTCAAACTCCTTATATTGGTAGAAATAACACATTCGATGATGATAATTGTGATGACAACGATGATTTTTGCTTAAATACACCATTGAAACTAAAAAGATCTAATAATATTAGAATTGATGGGTTAGGAGTGAACGATATTTCCAAATTGTTTTTGGAGGAGGTGGATAATATTCCATATTTTAGTAAGAATATATGCGCTGACGATTATCAAGTTTCTGACCAAATTGACAATCCATATTCCACTTCCTCTATATTATCTTTGATGAGATCTTGTAGTACCAACGTAGATGAGTTTTAGTTGGTTATGTTTGTTGGTTGTTTCCATAGATAACTCCAAACTTGACTCACACCATTGTCGCTTCCACGTAATTCCAATTTAAACGGACAATTGTATTTGGGTGGATTCTCCAAAGCTTGACAAGGGTCACATGGTTCTCGTAAAAAAGTAAAACCTGGTATTAATTTTTCAAGATTGTTGTAATCAACTTGTGTTATTTTTTTTACATGATTATAAAGGATTCCGTCATTTCCCATATATTGTATTTCTTGTAATGTTGGGTTGGATGGATTGGATGATTTGTCAGTGTTATTATAACCACATTTTACTATGTTGTTGTCCCGCGTTATTTGTCCTGATCTAAAAGCATAATCACCCCATCCACTAGGTAAATCTTGATATTTATTTGGTTCATTATTGTGTACACTAACCCCGTTTAATAAAAATTGTCCTTCTTTTGTTTGGTAAGATAATAACTGAAGGATTGCTGATTGATTATAAATTGACCGCATGGTTTGTAGAGCGCTTCCTGGATCGGCTCGTACATATGGGTTTTTGGACAAACTTTCTATGTAGAGATTTTTGATTTCTTCTGTCCAAGGCCAGTATCCATGTTCATTGAAATAATTTAATTCTTCTTGGGTTGCTTGTTTTTGAATGGCGTTTATATCGAAAATCACATGAGGGTTGATTGTTTTTTGTATTTCTAAAAATTGATTGATTGATTTTTGATCAAATTGTGTCGATGGTGCTGATGTGGATTGCGTAAATGCTTCTAGTTTTGATTGATTGCTGCTATATATTGACAATAACCGGTTTATTATAATTATAATTAAAAGTAACAAAATCCCATATTTGATACTTTTGGAACTCAATAGAATTACAAAAAGTAATAATATTAACTTCCCTAAAACAGTATTGAATAAATTTGATAGTAGCCCAGGAATAGCATAGATTACCAACCATAACGCTATTAAAATTGTAATACAACCGATCAATATTGGTTCATTTTCTTCATTCAATATATTTTTAAAAGTTATTTTTGATTTCATATATATATACATTATGTATCGACTAAATATTTGTCATACATTTACTCCAGAATATAACTAACATACTAATTGATTTGTGCGCCGTTTTCTGCTACATACCAAGCTGGGGGTGCTACATAGTTTACATTCAAATTATTACACGTATCACCATTGGTAGCATATGGAAATGGTTTTTGTTTACCAGTTGGATTCGCACATTTACGCTGAATTCTCATTGTTTGCTCACTAGCTGTCAATGGTTGATATAATATTTTTGTATAAGGAGCATTTCTTGCTACATCATTATATTTAAAAAGAGCCGGAGTTTTATGACACGTGGTTGGTCCACAGTTTTTAATATGTCCAACATACTTTGCGGTTTTATTTATGTCTTCCACACAAATATTGGATACAGTAAGATCATGTAAGTAATTACCTTGACTTTTGGTCTCTGATTGGGTTGTTTGACCATAATTTGGCTGTACCCAATAATTTGGATATTGACCATAATATGCCCATTTGTATTTTTTACGAAGCATAGCAAAATTGGACAACACGGTTGGTTTAACATATTTGTATTGATCTCCCAAAACAATTACTTCATTGACATTGTAAACAGGCTCGATGACTCTATTATATTCTGATGCGCCTCGTAGTGTTCCCAATCGCGAACCACTACCCATAGGATGAATCCCTCTAAAAGGTGTGCCGTTTTTTGAAAAACTATAGGTTTTTCCAACGTATCCGATATTTCTATGATTTCCATTTAGTGAAAACCCTTCTGTACCCGGAGATTCTAAAGCAATTGATAAAAAATTGTTATTGGAACCTCCAAATGGGCCTTGAGGCAAAAAATAACCTCCTGGTGGCTTGCCTGATATTTTTGTAGCACTAGCATATCTATTGATTGATTTTTTTTTGAATGTTGCGAGAGACATTATAACATAATATGAGATAATATGTTATATCTTTGTTTTTATTGTTTCTTTCTTTATACATAAAGCAAAACTCTGTTTTCAGGGTTGGTGGGAGTTAAACATCTGTTTAAAAAATAATATAGCTTGGTTTCTTTTATTGTCTTTATGTCGGATGATAAAAATTCTCTTATTAATAATCCTAAACTATAAAAAATTGTTTTATAATGAATAATTAATGGTATTGATTCTGCGCTTGATAATTCTGGTGATAAATACATGGATGGCGAATTTTTTGTAATAGGATGATATATGTATATATTGTTATTTTGAACATCTTTCAAATGTTCTTGTGATAAATATACAAACCTCGTGCCGTCGACGATAATTACATTTTTTGGATCATAAGCATAAAAGCATTTTGATTCGTAATTAATTAAGTAATCTAATTGTTTTGATAAACAATAAACCATATTTAGTGCTGATGAATATGGTAATTTATCTTTTATATAAGCGTCTAGGGTTTTTATAGAATGTGCTTTCAATGTGAACGAACTACCATTGTCTAAAATTGTACCTGATTGAATAATTTTGGTTTTCGTTAAAGATCGGAATAGTTGTATTGATTTGTTTGCGGTTGCGGTTGCGGTTGGTATAATTGTAAAAAGGGTTGGTTTTTTTTTATCTTGAAAAATAGTAAAATCATCTGTAGTAGTTAAAAAAGAGTTCATTGTTGTTGTATTTTTGTTTGTGTATGTGATTATATTTGTCATCGTTTAGTATTTATATCAATATAAGCATTTGTTATAGTAAATCATAAAAATTGGAAGGGGTGTTTTTTAGACTGTTCAACATATGTGAAAACGCTGACTTGGAATGACCAAAAACTTCTTTTGAATATAATCCGATCATATAATCAATAAAAGCATTTTCTTCAAAATTGAATTCTTTCAAGCTATCTTCATCTTTTGTTATTATTATATCACGCATTTGCTCGTCGTCTAAGTTAATCAAATTTTTAATGTTTGATGCTGCTATATAAATTTTTAAATTTGGATTTTTAAACTTTGGTTTTAATAACAAAATAATTGTTTTTAAATCTTTCATATCATTTATTTTAAAATGATTAATAAAATCCGATTCATATCTATAATGTATAAAATTATATTCTTCGTTGGTAAGATTTAAATTTGTTTTTATCGCGTTATAAACATTCATTAATCTTTGTGATGGCAAAATATCTTTATGTAAATCATGTACAATTTGTCCATTATTTTTGATGTAACCCCACCAAAATTGTTTTAAAACGATAAATTCTCTATTAATATTCTGGATTTCATTTAAAAAATTATGGGAATATAAATTCAAACCTGGATCACCATGATAATTATTTGTATTTTGCTCATTTATATTCAAACTATCATATTCAACAAATAAATGTTTACTATTTTCTATCTTTTCTAAAAATTTTATATCAAATAATTTTTCAAATCTTTCGTTGTGCCAAGATGTCAAATTATCTTCTCGGAATGAACAAAAACGAAATGTAAATTTAAAATTATTTATTATACAAAAATTAACACTTGTAATTATATCATAAAATTGGTTACATAAACCACCATATACATCGATTATAATTATCATATTTACAGTAATCGTACATTTTAATTGTATATTTTAATTGTATAATTCTAAATATTAATTTCATCTATATTAATTAATTCTTTATGTGCTACTCTCTGTGTTATACCTAAATATTTTGTTAATGTTATTTTTTCTATTATTTTTTCTGGAATAAGCACTTCTATGTCATGATAATAATTAAACTGTTGTTGTTGCTTTAAATGTTCAATAGGGTCATCTTTATCAATAAATATTTTGTACAAATTCATGAAATATTCATGTAAAAAATTCTTATCCAATTTGTAAAATGAAGTATAATAATAGTTTCTATTTGTAACTTTTTCATTTTTCTTAAAAATATTTTTATCGTTGTTGTAAATATCATAATCAAAGTTTTCATTGATTAAATATCTTCCGCTTATTTTGAAAAAATTATTTATTTTACCTAGATCAACAAATTTTAAAAATTCATTATAAACCGTTATTTGCTGCATTATTTCACCATAACCTTTGTATGGGGAATTATCTGTAACACAATTTAAGGTTTCGTCAAATGTTATATTGATGAATTTATCAACTAAACTTTTTAATTGAACAAAATTCGCATTATCTAAATTTGAATTGTCAATTAATATTATGTAGCTGTCAGGAAGATATTTTCGTATTGACTTAATTGTTTCAACAGTCTGGTCAAAGCGTTCTTTTTGTGTGTAAGTACTTCTTTTATCTACGTAAACGAGAGGGGTTTGAGATACAATTATTTTTGACGTAATAACAACTATATTTTTATTGTCCGTTAAAAATGTATTTGTTTTTTCTTCATTTGTTATAAAATAATTATCCCAAAATGAATTATAATACTTAATTGGTTTTACTGTAAAAAAATAATTTTGTTTTACTTTTTCGATTAAATTAAATAGATTATTATCCACGCGTTCAAAATAATGTTTATTTTCATAATTTTCTAGTCTATTTTTAATAACAGACGGGAAATTTTTATCAAAACATAATATTGGTAAACCAGTTAACATTGAAAGTGTGAGAGAATAACTATAGGTTTCAGGCCATATTGATGCTTCAAGAAGCACATTCGGTTTATATTTTATCAATAAATCATTGAATTCATTGATGGTTCTATATTCTTTGCTGGGTATATTTTTATGAATTGAATCGCCAAAAATTATTATTTTTATGTTCAAGTTATTTTGTTTTATAAATGTATTTATTTTATCTAAAATTTTATAACCCTTCAAGTAATTAATATAACCTATAATACCAACAACAGTACTTTCATTATTAGTGTTGACCAGATCTTTTCTTTTTTTAAAGTCGGGTAATTCCGAAATAATGATATTTTTATTTTCAACTAATTTATTTTCAATATTCACAATATTCATTTCATTTTGTGTTATTATTTTATCGAATAAGTTGATTATACTTTCATCATTATTATTACAAAGTTCATGATAATAAGGCTGACTATTTTCTGTTCCTTTTATTAAAGAATAATCGTGTGTAATTGCTGTTATTTCTTTATTCATTCTAAACAAAAAGTTAATGAGTGATTTACTATAACCAATAGTGTGATTTACAAAAATTTTAATAATTTTGTTTCTGTTTATTTTGAGAAAATCGATTAATTCAATTTCATTTAACTCAGTATTCAATCTGAATTCATCGTTAATTGTTAATTCAAATTTCTCATTATTATTTCTTACAATCAAAAAATCTTGGTTTTTTTTGTATTTTGATACAATTGAATTTAAAAAACTATTTGTGCCACCAAGATAACTTTCAGGGAAATCTATTATTAAAATAAAAGAATTAATATTTTTTAAATCATTAACATATTTATCCATTATATTGTTATATCTCAAAATGGGTTTATTATCATAATCGTTTGTGGTTTCATTGTCGCAATTTTCTAATAATGAAATGATTTTTTCTATTTTAAATTTATTATACACGTCTTTGTCGAATACGATTGATTCAATATTAAGTATTTTATATTTTAGTCCATCTTCTTTTCCATTTAATAAATAATGTTTTTTTGCTTCTTCGTGGGTGTAATTTGTTAAATTATTTATTTCAATATAAATATCTGAGTCAAAATCATAAGGCAAATCGCTAAGATTTATATTATTATCAGGGGTTTCATTGTTATAACTACGCATTTCAAAAAAACCATACTTTATATAATGTTTTATTGCTTCTTCGTTTGTGAAATCACTTATATCGTGATTTATTTTTTTATAGGTTTCTACATCAAAATCGTACGGTAATTCTATTTTATATTTACGTTCCTCAAAAAAACCATGATTTATATAATGTTTTATTGCTTCTTCGTTTGTAAAATCACTTATATCTAAATTTAATTTTTTATACGTTTCTACATCGAAATCATATGGTAATTCTATTTTATATTTACGTCCTTCAATACTCCCGTGATTTATATAATGTTTTATTGCTTCTTCGTTTGTAAAATTACTTATATCTAAATTTAATTTTTTATACGTTTCTACATCAAAATCGCGATGTAAACGCGATCTTTTTTTATTAATAACATTTTTTTTTAAATTTATGATTTTTTTAATTAAAACTTGTTTTTGCTGATTCATCTGTCAATAAAATTAGTTATATTATTATTTAATAATTATAACTAATTCACTTGTTTTGGTTTGTGGTAACTGTTTATCTAAATTCTGACTAATATTTTTAAATTTTCTATAAAATCTTTTTCTATAAACCAACCTAAATCTTTCAATTTTTTGTTACTTATATAATAACGCTGATCATTAAAAGGTCTATCTTCTACATATTCTATCCATGTATTATATTCGTCTGTATTTTTCATCAATTTAATTAGTGTTTTCGCTACATCCATTACAGAATATTCCATTCCTTCATCGCATCCTAAATTATAAATTTCTCCGATAATGCCTTTTTCTAATACGCATTCAAACGCCTTCGCTGTGTCATACGCGTGCATGAAAGCTCTGACCGAGCTTCCATTTCCTTGTATGGTCAACTTTTTATTTTCTTTCAACAATTTGATAAAACGCGGTATCAATTTTTCAGGATATTGGTTTGGCCCATATACGTTATTGCCTCTGGTAATGATAATTGGCATTTTATATGAATGACAATATGATTGTGCTATTAATTCGGCCCCCGCTTTTGTAGCGGCGTAAGGGTTTGTTGGACATAAAACAGAATGTTCTGTTTTGTGCGTTTCATCAACCGTATTCATAGATTCACCATAAACCTCGTCGGTTGAAACATGTACAAATTTTTTAATGCGATTGTATTTTCGACTACACTCTAATAATACATGAGTTCCTAGAACATTATCTTTTGTAAAAATAAGTGAATCGTCAAATGATTTTTGTACATGGGATTGTGCCGCAAAATGTATAATGTGTGTTATTTGATGTTCGTACAACGTTTCTTTTACCAATTTTTCGTCACATAAATTACCTTCTATTAAAACATATTTGGGTGATTTTCGAATTGACTCATCTACGTTTTCTTTGTTCGCACAGTAATACATAGCATCGAAATTGACTAATTTTGCGATTTTTTCTTTTGGAAAATAGTAGTTGATGAAATTACTGCCAATGAATCCACAACCTCCTGTTATTAATAAATTTACATCATTCGTTTCATTTAAAGATGACTTGTACTGAATTAAGCATTCTCTCACGCTATTACGAATATTCTTAATTGTTGGATACAAAGTTTGAAGTTTTGTTGTTTCCAAGAAATTATTCGATCTATCCGCAGCCAATATTTTTCTCTGCTCTTCTTGTGTAAAATTATTCCACGTAAAATCACTGTCTACTATTTCTTTGTACATTTGTAGAATTTCGTTGTGACTTATTAATCCAGGGTTTGTCAAATTAATAGTTCCTGTTAATTTATTACGCATCATATCTAAAACATACGGAAGTAGTTCTGGCAATACGGTCATTGAGTTGGGTACAGAACAAACTTTTTCATAATTTACAATTTTTGTTATAAAATTTCTTGGATTTTTCATTCCAGTAATTGGCATTCGAATACGTAAATTTAAAACATTACTTTTGTAAAAACTCATCATTCGATCTGTAAATCCTTTAACAACAGAATAAGACGAACCGAAAAAGTTGGGTAATGAATCTTCTGTGAAACCGCTCTCTTCTTTGCCGTATGGATGAGCTTCATCAAATTTGAATATACAACCCGTTCCCAAGTAGGTATAATGTATATTTTTTGTTAAACATATATTTGCTAATAATAAGGGTGAAAATAGATTGTCTCTAACATTCTCTAACAATTTTCCTTCTTGTTCTAAATAATCTATTGTAGTATATGTTTTGTTGTTAATTTTGCCGTGAGTGCGGCCTATAAAAGATACAACGTGAGTCGGACTCGTTGTTTCTATTTCGTTATTCAATGTGGTTTCATTATCAGTACGTGATGACCCTTCTATGAATTCTATATTGTTTTGTTTTAAAATTTCTACAAATTGACCACCAATCCAACCTTTTGATCCATAAACTAAAACCTTCATTTTGTTATAAATAACATGAATTATTTTATTTTCGATGAAAAAACTTAAAATGTATGTGTGTAACTTTTAGAAATAAATTTATAAGAAAAATATATAACATATTATATGAATTATAATGATACAATTGGGTTTATTATATTAAGACATGTGAATAGTTTTAAAACAAATCAATATTGGATTCATTGTTATGATTGTATTAGAAAATATTATCCAGAAAATTCGATAGTTATAATTGATGACACAAGTAATCAAGAATTTATAACACCTAAAGAGTTATATAAGACTATTATTATTAATAGTGTATATCCACGAAGGGGTGAATATTTACCATACTATTATTATTTATATAACAAATTTTTTGATATAAGTGTAATACTTCATGATTCTACTTTTATAAATAAATATATAGATTTTTATGTTGACAATTATAAAATGTTATGGAGTTTTGAACATACTTGGGATCAAATTGAAGATGAAACAAATATGATAAAAATACTTTGCGATGATAATAATAACGATGAATTATTACAATTTTATCAAGATAAAACTAGATGGAAAGGTTGTTTTGGCGCAATGTCTGTTATTAGACACGATTTTTTAGTTAATATTAATAAAAAATACAAACTTGACAAATTGTTGGATTCTATATTGACTAGATTTAATCGCTGTTCATTTGAGAGGGTAATTGCATGCTTACTACAAAAAGAGGATGATAAAGTAAACGTGCTGTTTGGAAATATTCATGAATATATGAATTGGGGTACTGATTTTGATCAAAGAGATGATTATAGTCACCTTCCTTTAATAAAGGTCTGGTCTGGTAGGTAGTAATGATGGCATTGGTTGCGCATCGCAATGGTCATATAATAAAAAAATGAAATAATTTTTAATTCATACTTTTAGAGTAGTGAAATGAAAAATGATGATATCAAAAACTTTGTCGTCTTACGAAATTAGTAATTTGGAGAAGTTCATCAAAAATAATAAACCAAAATACTTGTGTATGTCATATAATAGTTTATATGATGCTAAAAAATTTTATGAAAAAAT